TAGCACCTTTCACACTACCAAGTCTTTTATCTAATCTAGCAATATTGCTATTTAAATCATACTCAATAGATATTAACTGCTCTTGGCTAATCTCATCTTTATATAAGATACCAAGACTTTCGTATGTATTATGATATTTATTCATGTGAACTCCTTTTTTATATCATTTTACTTATTCTACCTCATGTAAGCTCATCTTACTTAAGATATGCCTCGCATATTTCCCAATGACTAAAAATACTTGTCACTTTATCCCTATACAATAATCTTACGAATAAGGAGGGGTAAAGCCAGCTATGCTGGAGGGCTTGTCCCTTGATTAGGATTTTTTCATTGGTATAATGTACCATATCTTGTAATATGAATTACTTCTCCTACTTCATATTGATGTCATTATTTTTCTCTTGACACTCATAAATTAGAGTTTATCCTTACGCATAGCAATGTCTGAACTATCCACCAAGAATGATGAATTAACCGACAAACAGAAGAAGTTAGTCGATACTATCGTAACAACAGGGTGTAGTATAACAGAAGCTGGATTAATCGCTGGATATTCAACAAAAAAGAATAAAGATTCAGCTAGAGTAAGTGCTAGTCGTACACTACGTATCCCAAAGGTACAGAGATACATGATGGAATGTATTACTCGTACTATCGGACTAGGGGCAGTAACTGCTTCCAACAAGATGATCCATCTTGCCGATAAGGCTAAGAGTGAGTACGTACAACTAGAGGCTAGTAAGGACATACTAGACAGAGTAGGACTACGCACACCAGATAAAGTACAACACAGTGTAGTAGGAGATATTAAGGTTAATATAGATTTAACATAACGCTAGGGGGGTTTAAAAACTACCTAGCTCCCTGTGTGAAAGATGTTACACAAATAACAGAGGTTAAAAAGGTACTTCACTATGTGCGTAGACAACGAAGGTATTTATGATAGCGTTCTACTAGGCAATATGGTAAGTATAATTATATACTTAAACTATACTGGTTAAGTAGATGCCTAGCAGTACTGCTTAATAAATAGAGAAGGAGATAACGATATGCCAAAGGTAGGAAAGAAATCATATCCTTATACCAAGAAGGGTGTGGCACGAGCTAAAGCTGCAGCCAAAAGAAAAGGTGTTAAGGTTGCTAGAAAAAAAAAGTAAGAGCAAGGAGCTAAACTGTATTGGTTATCCACATGATGATCCCTATGGATTAATAGCAGCATGGTGGAAAATTTTTTCAAAACCACAAGGGAGAAAAGAAGCTCCCAAAAAAGATAAGCCAAAAACTTCCTCAAAAGATTTTTATTAGTGAGTTGAAATTTGTTATAATCTAAATTAAAAGATTATAATGAACGCACTCCACTCCCTAGAACAAAAAATAAAAGAAGAAAAAGAAAAGAATAAGTTATTGCTTGAATCTTTAGAAAAGCATATAAAAGAAAAATCAGAATTACGAATGGAAAACTTAAAGTTGAAAGGATTAGATAAACCATGTCCAGTTCCCATAAGAGAAAAGGCACTAGGGTAGAAAATGAAATTGTTAAACTCTTTCAAGCAGAAGGGTTTAATGCAAAACGACAGCCATTGTCTGGAGCATTAATAGACTTCCCCCATGATGTTCAAGTAAAAGATTTGTATGAAGGTACAAATATAGAAGTAAAAGCAAGAAAATCAGGCGAAGGATTTACACAGCTTGACAAATGGAAAGGATCAGCAGATTTATTAATTTTAAAGAGAGATTTTCAAAAACCTATGGTATACTTAACATGGGATTTTTTTAAGGAGTTCTTAAATGAGTACAAAGAAAATAGAGAATCCAGATGCAGTAGTGAATCTGGAGAACAGGCAGATATTCAACATACCTTTTCAGGAGAGGCAACGACTAAGGAAGATAGTCAGAAAAGTACATCTAAGATTCCTTCCAGAAAGTTCAATAACGGACAAGGAATGCGACAAGGTAATAGAAAGTCTTGGTCCACAGGTAAGAGAAAAATTGCTAGTCGCACATTTAAACAAAGTAAAATAAATGGCACAACTAAATTACAAACCAGATGGGATTACCTTAAAAAACTTTCTAAAGAACGATAATTTTTTTCGAGGCGTAAGAGGACCAGTAGGTTCTGGTAAATCTGTTGCTTGTTGCATAGAAATTTTTAAAAGAGCTTTACAACAAAAGCCAAACCATGAAGGTAAAAGAAAATCCAGATGGGCAGTAATTCGAAATACAAATCCCCAATTAAAAACAACTACTATTAAAACTTGGTTAGATTGGTTTCCTGAAAATGACTGGGGAGCTTTTCGGTGGTCAATTCCTTATACACATTATATCCAAATAGGGGATATAGATTTAGAAGTTATATTTTTAGCTTTAGATAGACCTGAAGATGTAAAGAAACTTCTATCCTTAGAATTAACAGGAGTATGGGTAAATGAAGCTAGAGAGCTACCTAAAAGCATTATAGATGCCTGTACTATGAGGGTAGGTAGATACCCAAGTATGAGAGATGGTGGAGCTACATGGTATGGTGTTATAGCAGATACTAATGCTCCAGAAGAAGATCATTGGTGGGCAATAATGAGTGGAGATGTACCTACACCAGAATATTTATCAAGAGATGAAGCATTAATGTTGGTCAAACCTGATACATGGGAATTTTTTTCACAACCATCAGCTATGTCAGAAAAAAAAGAAACAGATGGTTCATTACTTGGATATGTCAATAATGTTTCATGTGAAAATAAAAAAAACTTAACGAAAGATTATTATGCCAACATAATTAGAGGAAAGACAAAAGGGTGGATTGATGTCTATGTAATGAATAAACTAGGTACAATAGAAGAAGGAAAGTCAGTTTATTCTAATTGGAATCCAGAACTTCATCTAGCAAAAGAGCCAATACCTAAAGCTCCTAATACAGTTTTTATAGGAATTGACTTTGGATTAACTCCAGCAGCAGTCTTTGGACAAAAACTTCCTAATGGAAGATGGTTAATATTACAGGAATTAGTTTGTTTTGATATGGGTATATCAAGATTTAGTGAACTATTAAAACATGAGATAGCAAAAAATTATAAAGGTATGGAAGTAGATATTTATGGCGATCCAGCTGGAGATTTTAGAGCGCAAACAGATGAAACAACACCTTTTCAAATACTAAGGCAGAATGGTTTAAGAGGAAAACCAGCTCCTTCTAATGATGTAGCATTAAGAATTGAATCTGTTGAAACTGCTCTAGGTAGATTAATAGATAAAAAAGCTGGATTATTGCTAGATAATAGCTGTCTAAATCTTAAAAAAGGATTTAATGGTGGCTATCATTATAGAAGAATACAAACTTCAGGCGATAGATATGATGATAAACCTAATAAAAATAGATATTCCCATGTCCATGATGCATTACAATATATGATGATGGGAGCTGGAGAAGGAAAACAGTTAATTTCTGGTAAAGCAAAGAAACCTACTATAATAAAAACAAGAAGTTGGAGTGTCTTTGATAAGAAAAAGAAATCAGTATGGCAAAACAGAATGAATGGTTAGTCTATTTTTATGAAGATGTAGGTCATCATAAATCACATAGATTTTTTAAAAAAGGATTTAAGCATTGTGGAGTAATGTCTTATGATGCAGAAACAAAAGTATGGTTATTAGTAGAATATATATTTGGTCATATATTAGTAGAAACATTAGCAGAAAATAAAGTAGATGCTATATTTAGAATGATTCAAATGAAGAAAGGAAAAATATTAAAAGTACCAGTAAAGTATAAATTAACTAGGTTTCCTAGCTTTATGGGTTCATGGATTAAAGAGCATAGCTGTGTCAGTTATGTGCAAAGATTGATAGGATTAAACAAATTTTGGATATTTACACCTCATCAGTTATTTTGTGAGTTGAAAAAGAAAGGTTTTTCTGAAATAAAACTATAATTATGGGAATGATGAAACAACCTAAATATCAAGAAACTGCTGCAGACAAAGCTCTTAGAGAAGATATAGAAAAAAGAAAAAAAGAAGAAGAAGCAGAAAAAGTTGCTATGGAAAAAGAAGAAAGATATCAAAAGAAAAGAAAAGCAAAAGGTTTAGTGGGTTCAAGAAGTATGTTTAGTAGAGCTGGAGGAAAAGGATTTTATTATGAAGGAGAAGAAGTATGAGTAGTGAAAAAGGTACTTCATCAACAGGTGGTCCTGCTGGTAGTGGTGGACAACATCAAAAAAAAGTTGATCAAATAACACATCAACAAAATATATCTGCTGGAAAAGATTATGTTAAAGATAAATTAGGTTTAACAAATGTAACACAAAATCCAGTAGATGCTCCTACTATAACAACTGATATGACTGCTACAAATCTTACTGGAAAAGATAAAAAATTTTATGGGCAAGAAGCATCACAAGCAACTGATGATTGGTTAGTTAAAACAGGAAACGCAACAGTAGGAAATTATTTTAAAAAAGTAGGTGGACAATTTATTAGAATAAGTGAAGCAGAAGGAGAAAAACTTTATGCTGCTGGTGATCCAAGTATAAGTAGATCAATTATAACTACAAGTAAAGGACACCAAATGAAATATGGACAATCTGGTGGAGCTATGGGTAGTGGCGATCCATCTGGTATTCTATCATCAACAGCTATTTCGCAACCAATGTGGGAATCACAAAAAAAATTACAACAAATAATAGGATTAGGTATGGTGGCAGTAGGAGCGCCAATGGCTGGATCGGTAGTATATCAAGCAGCAAAAAAACCTTATCAATCATATCTTAAAAGTTTTTATAATATACAATCTACTCCTACATCAACAGCTATGACTTCAAGTACAGCACAAATGGATTCAGGAAAATATCTTGCTGATAATTATGGTAAAGATGGAAGTTCTGCAACTAATGAAGAAGGTACACAATATGATGCAGATACTACTGTTAAAAAAAGATTAAATGTAGCTAGATCATTAACTGGTGGAATAGATAAAAAAGGTTATAATTTATTTGCTAAAACTAACCAAACTATTTCAGGATCAATGAGTACTTAATGCCTTATATTCCAGTAGCAGAAACACAATCAGAATCTTATACTTCAGATAAAAGAGTAGCGTCTTTTTTAAAAAAAGTAAAAGAAGCTGAAGGTATATTTGATCATTGGAAAGATAAATACGAAGAAGCATATGAATATACTATGCCTCAAAGAGAATCATTCTATGAAGAAACTGTAGGCGAAAGACGAACAGATAAAATATTTGATGAAACAGCAGTAGTAGGAATACAAGAATTTGCTAGTAGATTACAAGCTGGTATACGTCCAACA